GCAAACGGGAGCGCTAGGCTAACCGGTGAATATTTAACCAACACAACCTGACACCACTACCGAAAGTAGCTTTCAGCTTTCAGCAATCAGCCTTCAGCCCGTTCCCGACAGCGCCGAGCCGCACGATTCGAACGGCAGCCCCGCTCCCGGAACCAGGGAAGCGCCTTGCGCTCGGTTGCGCAAAAGCTGAAAGCTGATAGCTGAAAGCTGAAAGCTCTTTACGCCATCCATCCCCGTTCGCTGATAACAACCTTGGGAGGCGGCGCCGGGCGCGTGGGCTTCACGATCATTTTGTCGGTGCTGCCTTCGAGATAACGGCTGGAATCCATCAAATGATCGTCCTTTTTGACGACCTTCGAAGAAATTCCGAACACCGTTTCGATGTTCATCCTGTGATACCGCAGGAATTCCTTTTGCCAGCGCGGCAGCGTCCTAAATACTTTCAGGCGGCCGGACTGCATGCGCTCCAGCATGTGCCGCAAGCCGGCTTCGACGCTGTTTGGGGCAAGCTGCAGATTCAGCCTGTGCTCGACCTTGTAAATCCGAAACAGCTTTTGCCCGTCGACCTGGCTGGATCCCAAACTGCCCGGGTCGATGAAGCCCGGTATCCACTGGTCTTTGTTATCGCGGCCCTTGATGGCGATCGCGTGCAGCGCCGGGTTGTACTCCTCGGAGTAGTATTCCCGGTAGAGATACAAGATGTCGTTGGGCTTATCGAGCGCGCCCCAGACTACGGCGGTTTTGCCGACGTCCATGCCGTAGCCGCGCGGCCAGTGCGACGGGATGTCGAAGGGATCGACCAGCAGCGAATCCAGCTCCACCGGATAGATGGCGCCTTCGCCCTGGCCCGGTTCGCCCAGCTCGCGGGTCTTCAGCAGGTGCGGCTGCCCGGCGTACTTCCGGCGCATTTCGGCTTTGACTTCTTCGCTCAAGTGGGGTGCGTCGTTCCAACCGATCTGAATGTAGAATTTGGACGGGTCTTCGGATTCGAGGAAGCTCTTGACGACTTCGCTGTATCCGGCCAGCGGCGTGAAGGTGATGAGCATCAGGCCGTTGCGCTCGCCGGGCCGGGTGGCCATCAGCCGGATCGTGCACTCGTCGTAAACATCGGCTGGAGGTTCTTCATCTAACCATACGAGGTCCCGCTCTGTCCCTTCAAAAGCGTCCCGGTCTTTGCCGTATGACTTGAAGCCCAGCGTGCTCTTGCCGCCGGAGACGTGCTGTATCCAAGCCGTATCGATGGCATCGGATATGCCGGACTTGGGCGACGGCTTGCCGATGATGCGCTCCCGCGGAATCATGCCGGTGCCAAGGCCCAGCGTGGCGCGCGCGTCGTCGCCGGCTATGCGGCTCAACTTCCCGAGCAGCTTGCCCTGCACGATATCGCGCGTGGTCTCGCCGGTCTTTCCCGCTACCCAGGCATCGATGGGCCGGTCGAAGCGGCGGCCTTTCCACCAGGCCGGATAGTCCCCGGTCAGGTGCAGGCTGACTTCATAGGCGCCGAGGCCTTCCGACTTTCCAACGCGATTCCCGCAGATGGCGAGCCGTTCGTTATGTGTCGCGCCGGCCGCGAAGAATGCGCAGTGCTTGGGGTACAGGTCCCGGCGTAGCGGCCCCGTCTCCGGGTAGAATGTGGCGAATTTATTGCTCAGCCGCCTGCGGTTCCGTTGCTCTTTCCACGTCGCCACCGTCTCTCTTACTAAGTCGAGCGATAAGCTGCTCTCCAGCGGCAATTCGAGATTCAAGCTCCTCATCCGATAGCGATCCGACTCCCAGTTTCAAGCTGCCGGAGTGCTCGTGCTCCATCTTGCGCTTGCCCCAGGTCTCCGGATAGAAGGTTTCGAGCGTCCGGAGCAGTACGCTGTCCGATACTTTATGCTTGTAGCCTACAAGCATCCCGCCCTGGAAGACCGGCTCGTCCCAACCCAGGGTGGCACGCTTGACAGCGCGATCTTGCAGTCCTTCTCGCCCCAACTCCCAAGCTTCGTCGAATGCGGCCTTGTAAGCCGGATCGTCCTTCTCGCGCCGCTTGTGCTGGCACCGGATACGCTCAGCCAGCTTCTCGACGAGCTTGGCGCGTCGTGCCTCGCGTGCCCGCTGCGCGGTCGCGGCGGCTTCCCGCTCCGCTTTGCCCGGACCGCTCAATCCGCCAGGCGCGAGGATCGGGGGCTGGACCGGCGGGTGCAGCGCTTCTGCTGCGCGGTGTGCAGCGTCGCCGATGTCGGGCCAGACGCTGATGGCGGTGAGAAAGGCGCGCACGCCGGGGGGTAGATTTTTGGGGTCGTAGGAGCTTTCAGCCATCAACTTTCAGCTTTTACGCCATGAGCCATTGCGTCCAGGCGAGGCGCGCGTCCCGGTTGTAGCTGTCCAGCGCTTTCCAGCCGTCGAGTCCCGCGTTTCGATTCCGCATTAAGGCACAGCCGGCGTTGGCAATCGCCAGCGCACTGTCCGGCTCGGCCATCCAACTCTGAGGCACCCATCCGACCGCCGCCGAAACCACGCTGGGAACGCCGCACGCGCAACCGTCGGCGGTTACGTTATTGAACGTCTCGGTGAAGCTGGGCTGCAGGAGCAGGTCCATGCCGTACAGATACCGCACGAAGTCGTCGTGGGACAGCCACGGCACCGGAACCAGCGTCACCGAGGGGTTGAGTCCCAGAATCGCTTGGAGGTTCTGGCGGCTTTGCGCGGCGCCTTCGTCGCGTCCGGTGGAGACGTGGAAACGCACCGGAGCGCCCAATGTGCGCGCCATAATCATGCTCGCCACGGTCGCCGTCAGCCAATTCTTGAGCACGCGGCTGGCGCCGAAGAGCCCGACATTCAGAATGTGGCCGGCGCGCCACGGTTCACGCTCGCGCCGGGTCTGCGCGGGCAGGTGGTACAAATTCGGCAGCCAGGTGAACGGCATCCCTGTGGCCGCTTGCATGGATTCCGCCAATTTTTGGGAGTTGGCCGCCACACAGAAGTTCTTTTGACTGGCTTCGAGCGCCATGTACAACGGCAGTGAGGCTCCAGCAAAGCCGTCCTGTGCGAGGAATCCCAGATTGGAATGGTATACCAGGGTGAAGCGCTTCGCCGGGAACGCGGCAAAGAGCTTGCCTAAAAAAGGAGCGTCCACGAAAGGCGCTTCCATCACCACGTGGGTTACGTCGCTCCACGGACCGGCCAGTTGCGACCAGATATACTCGCCATGTGGCACAGGGTACGCGGTGACGTCGAGCCGCTGCTCCCGCAGCGATAGAGCCGTGGTGGCGGCCGTGATTCCCAGCCCTTGGTGGCAAGCGGTCGCCGATTCGATTGCGGGGTTCTTAAAAAGGAGAATGGCTTTCATCGAGGATCAGTGTTTTCGTCCGCTACGCAGCCAGGCTTTGGCCGCGCCACGATCAGGTTGCAATCCCGCGAGGACTCCAGGCAGTTGTGCGAAAAGTCGAAGCCATATTCCCACCCTTTGCGCGTGCTCTTAGCTTCCACCTTCGTTTCGCCGGACCGGGCGTCGCCGGTTGGGTCGCCGGTGTACTTGTCCCGGATGTAGCGCTCGACTGCCCGCCAATGCCGGTCGGCTTCGCGCTTCTGGGTGGCCGCCAGGGCTACGCCTTGCGCGTCAGGAGCGTCAAGGACGATGAACCGGACGTCCTGCGCGGCGACGTGCTCCCGCCAAGCCAGTCCGATTCCGATCAGCGCCAACCACAGGCAGGAGAGCGGTAGGAGTAGTCGCACGGTGGGCTTAGGCCTTCAGCAGCTCCGAAATCGAGATGCCCCAGAACCGCGCTTCCATATTCATCTCCGAGACGCGGGCTTTGAAGCGGTCGCGGAAGGCGCCCAGGCTGGATTGGAGTTGGTTAATCTGGCGCTCCTGCGCCTCGTTTGCGTTGGTCAATGCGTTGACGTGATGCAAAAGGCCGCTGCTTTCGCGGCTAACTGCCAGCAGGCGCTCCGCGAGATCGACAGAGCACTCGACCGCGTCGTCCCGGTCCTTCCTCGCTTGCGCCAACTCGGCTTGGGCTTTCGCCAGTTCCTTCTTCACGTCTCGTTGTGTCATTTTGGTTATTGTTTTACTCTTCGTCGCCATACCAGCGAGC